TTTCTGGAAACGCCCAAGGAATGGGGCACGCTACACAAGGTGGCAAGTATCATTGGGCCGGATCCAAAGATTCTAAGTGGTAGGATAAATGGCGTACGCTAGAGGAAAATACGCTAAATCTATCTCTGACCGCAGTGGCATGGAATTTCCCTACAAGGAAATGGTGAAGGAATGGAATGGTTCACGTGTGCATAAAAGCGAATATGAACCAAAGACGGCACAGGATCACCCTCGAAAACATTCTGCTGATAAGGAATCATTGCAGCATGCCAGAACGGATAGGGATGAAAGTGCTGTTGCGACATTGCTACCTCTAAACCCTTTCAGGTTTACGGCGAGCAGTGCGACAATAACAGTTTTTGAACCTGACCACGGACGGTCAAGCAGTGATACTGTAAGGTTCAGGGATGTTAGTGGTAATATATTTGGATCTTCAATAACTGAATTAGAGGATTCTGATGGATACAGCATTACAAAGACAGATGATGATTTTTATACCTTTGCAGTTTCAACAGCTGCGGGAACAACTGGAAATGGCGGGGGTGGATATGTCTCTGCCGGACCGGCAACATTGAGTGCATAATGACAACATACGCGGAATTAACAACACAGATCTTAAATTATACGGAAACAAGCACTGATGTGCTAACGTCTACAATAACGGACGACTTTATAGAACATACAGAGAACAGAATATTAAGGAATGCTGATTTAGATGCTTTCAAATCTCATCAGTATACATCCGTAACGGCTGATAATCCTTTTGTTTCCTTACCGGGTGGATCTGATCCGGATCCTACATCGTTGTCTACAATCAGGACAGTTCATATTTATCCTGCATCAGGAACAGCAACAAGAACGTTCCTGGAGCAACGAGACATTAGTTTCATGAATGAATACTGGCCGGTTAGAACATCCACAAGCACCCCAAAATACTGGGCATGGTGGGATGAAAACTCAATTTATCTTGCACCAACGCCGGATGCAGCATATAACATAGAAGTAGGAATTACTAGACTAGGAACAAGACTATCCAGTTCCAATACAACCACATGGTTGGGAAACAATGCCCCATCGGCATTGCTTTATGGATGTCTTGCAGAAGCCTTCAAGTTCTTGAAGGGACCAGCGGAAATGCTGCAATTATATGACCAATCATATCAACGTGCCGTACAAGAGTTGATGATGGAGCAACAAGGAAGGCACCGAAGAGATGAGTATATGCATGGGGAATTAAAAATACCAGGCATGCAAACACAACAGAAATCCACAGGAGGATAAAACATGGCAATAACTCAAGCTGTCTGTACAAGCTTTAAACAGGAAATTCTTGTTGAAACGCATGACTTTACAGCCACAACAGGGGACACGTTTAAACTTGCATTGTATACAAGTTCAGCTACTTTAGGTGCTTCTACATCCGCTTATTCCGCTACAAATGAAGTTTCTGATTCAGGAACCTATGCGGCTGGAGGCGGATCATTGACAAATGTAACACCAACAACAAGTGGAACAACTGCTCTTACTGACTTTGCTGACATATCATTCACGTCAGCGACAATCACGGCAAGAGGAGCACTGATTTATAACAGTAGTGAATCTAACAAGGCAGTATGCGTATTGGACTTTGGCGGTGACAAGACATCAACAAGTGGAACATTTACAATTCAATTCCCAGCAGCAGACGCAAGTAACGCTATTCTACGGCTGGCATAGGAGATAATACATGGCTCTCGCGTTAGATGACAGAGTAAAGGAAACATCGACTACGACAGGAACAGGCACGCTTGATCTGAGCGGAGCCGTTTCAGGATTTCAGACATTCGTTGCGGGAATAGGTGATGGCAACACGACATACTATGCCATTGTTAACCGTGATGAAGCGGAATGGGAAACCGGTCTTGGAACCATAACTGATGCGTCCACGGACACGCTGGCGAGGACAACCGTTCTTGCAAGTTCAAACAGTGATAGTGCTGTTAATTTTAGTGCTGGCACGAAAGATGTTTTTGCAACACTGCCTGCAAGCAAGGTAAGTTTTCTTGATGCAAGCAATGATTTAATTCTTGGAACAGGTGCATCAGGAGTTGACTATTCTCTAAAATTTGACGGGGAAACGAGTGATGGTATAATCACATGGATGGAAGATGAAGACTCTTTCAAAGTGGAAGATGATCTTGTCATGGACAGCACGAAGAAACTGTACTTCAATGATGAAGGCGGCGAATACATAAGCGGTGATGCAACTGACTTAACCATAGCATCGGGCGCCAAGATCAATTTAACGGCAACATCGGACGTTGTTATTCCAGCCAATGTAGGAATTACATTCGGCACGGGTGAAAAAATAGAAGGTGACAGCACGGATCTAACAGTAACCTCTGGTGCTGACATTAACTTGACAGCAACCTCGGATGTGAACATACCATCAGGTGTCGGAGTAACCTTTGGTAATGATGGTGAAAAGATCGAAGGAGATGGAACGGATTTAACAATTAGTGGCAATACCATTAATTTAACAGCAACAACAGATGTGGCACTTGCTGTAAATACTGGTCTTTTACTTGCAGGTACAGAAAAAATAGAATCAGACGGAACTGACCTATCAATTACAGTTGGTGGTGGCGGTGATATTAATATAGGTTCTGACATAGGCGTAACCTTTGGTAATGATGGAGAAAAAATAGAGGGTGATGGCACTGATTTAACAATCGCTTCTAGTAATTTATTGAATTTAACAGCGACAACTGATATAGTAATTCCTACGAATGTGGGACTTCATTTCACAGATTCGGCTGAAAAAATCGAATCCGATGGAACAGACTTTACATTTAATTCTGGAAATGATATTAACTTAACAGCTACAACCGATATTAATGTTCCGGCAAATGTAGGAATGACATTTGGGAATGACGCAGAAAAGATTGAAGGGGATGGTTCTGATTTAACCATTTCCGGTAATACTGTAAACTTGGATTCTAGTATGAACCATACATTTTCAAGTACAGGAAAAGCAATGGTACTAGGATTTTAAGGAGGAAATATGGCAAGTGAAGTATTAAAAGTAGCATTAAAACCTACCTGTTCAAATTCAGAAGTTAAACTGATAGATGGTGTGAGTGGACACACTTACACGGTTCTATCAATTTCAATTTGTGAAACGGCGGGTAATGCGGAAACATTTGACCTATATGTTGATGACGGTGATGGTGGTACAGACCATTATATTTATAAAACACAAGCATTAGCGGCAAATGCGACTTTTGTTCATAATGACAGAATAGTATTAGAAGGCACAGACATGCTAGGTTTTATAACTGCTTCATCAGCGGATGTTGATGTTGTAGTCAGCTATTTAGACCAAACACTATAGGAGGAAATTTATGAGTGGAATTGTAGGTAGTCGCCTTAATATAAGGGGATCAGGACTTGTTGGTGGATTAGGAACCGATGGACAGGTTCTCACGTCCGCAGGTGCGGGACAGGAAATAGTTTTTGAATCTGTATCTTCCGCTGCCATAACGGCGATTAACAATGCAACAGCGAATGAACTTGTCACTGTTGGTTCCACGACAACTGAACTGGACGCGGAATCAGGTTTAACATATACAGATGGTGCGTTAGTTATTGGAGGAACAACCCCTTCTCTGACAATTGGAGATGCGGGGGCAGAGGATACGAAGATTGTATTTGATGGCAACGCACAGGATTTTCATATTGGATTGGATGATACTGCGGATGACTTAGTTATAGGATTAGGAAGTGCTTTAGGTACGACACCCGCAATAGAGATTGATGAAAATTTAAAAGTCAATATTTCAGTCACAACAGCCTCTACGAGCGCTTCCACGGGAAGTCTGACGACAGGTGGTGGTGCAGGAATTGGAGCAGATCTATATGTTGGTGATGACACTTACTTGATAACCGACTCAGCAGTTCTTGGATTTGGAGCGGATAAGGATACTCTTTTAACACACACGGACGGAACAGGATTAACTTTAAATTCAACGAATAAATTAACTTTCGGTGATGCAGCAACATATGTAAATCAGTCTTCCGATGGCGTAATGACTATCGCGGGAGAAGCAACTATTGATTTAACTGCCTCTACGGCCGTTTTAGTGAGCAATGATCTTAAATTAGATAGTGACTCTTCTGTAATAGGATTTGGAGCAGATAATGATACAACTTTAACTCACACAGATGGAACAGGATTAACTTTAAATTCAACTAATAAAATTTGCTTTAATGACGCTTCTCAATTTATTCAAGGCTCCAGTAATGCAATATTAGCACTAGGGGCAACGGATGAAATTGATTTAACGGCTACGGCAGTTGACTTGAACGGAACATTGGATGTAAGCGGAAACTCACAATTTAGCGGAACGATAACAGTTGGAGTAGATGATACTGGTAAAGATGTGAAACTGTTTGGTGCTTCCGCCGGTGCATACATGGAGTGGGATGAAAGTGCAGACGAACTTAGAATCATGGGAGCATCTGCTGATGCGACTACCAGTACGGGTAAACTGCTTTTAGCTACATCCCTAACAAATATTAATGCAAATGACGTAATAGGAAAAATAGACTTCCAAGCTCCGCATGAAGCAGGAGGAACGGACGCTATTACGGTTGCTGCCTCTATTCGAGCTGTTGCTCAAGGTACATTTAGTGCTTCTGTCAATGCGACAGATTTAATATTTTATACAGGACATTCAGAAGCGGCCGCAGAAAAATTTAGGTTTACTTCTCAAAATGAAATAGGAGTTGCAGGTGCCAACTACGGCACGGATGGTCAAGTATTGACTTCAGGTGGTGCGGGTGCCGCAGTAGCTTGGGAGGATGCAGGTGGTGCATCTACTCTTGCTGCAATGACTGACGTATCAATGGACATTACGGATTTTACTGATGGTATACTCATTCAACCAAATTCAGATGGTTCCGCACCGACAACGGGAACACTTAATGCCGCAACAGGAAATATTGGAATTGGCAAGGATGTTTTTAAGGCAGCAACTACAGTTGATAGAAATGTTGCTATCGGATATGAATGTGCGGATGGTCTTGCGTCAGGAGATAAGAACATATACATAGGATATCAAGCCGGGAGGACAACAGGTCTTACTAGTGCAAATCATAACGTTTTTATGGGGTCAAATACAGGGGCGGCACTGACTTCTGGTGAAAATAATATTGCTATCGGAAATCAAGCGGGAGAAGCTATTACGACAGCCAGCCAAAATATTTTTATGGGATATCAAGCCGGAGAAGCTCATACAACTGGTGCTAGCAATTCATACTACGGCTACCGAGCCGGTTGGAAGTCTACCACTGAAATTCAAAATGTTTTCATAGGTGCTTTTGCTGGAAAAGGTGAAATTAGTGGTGCACAATTTAATACGCTGGTGGGATATGGTTGTGGAGCGGCAGGCCCGACCTCAGGTGACTATAATGTAGGACTGGGGAATGAGGTATTTAATACCTTATCAACTGGGTCAAGAAATACAGGACTTGGTTATGGGGCTTTAAATGCGATTACGTCAGGAGACAGTAATGTAGGTATCGGGGACGGTGCTTTGGATAAATGTGACACTGAAGATGAAAATATAGCAATTGGCAAGAATGCTTGTGGAACAGCTTCGGCTGGTCTTGATGGTAGTCAAAGAAACATATGCCTAGGTTCTTCTTCCTTCCAAGGTCTGACAACTGGTCAATACAACATTGGCATAGGTTATTCCACAGCGACTACTAACACCACGGGGGATGACAATATTGCTATCGGATATTCGGCTGGTGACACTGGTGACACTGGTGACGATAATATTGCCATTGGAGCGTATTCAGACTCCTCTGCTGCTGACTCTGCTAACTCAATAGCCATCGGCCAGACCGTACTTGCTGCGTCTAATGACTTTTCATTTGGTAAGTCCGGTAATGTCGTGACTAATGACTTTGACGCTGACGCTAACTGGTCTCGTTCCTCTGATGAAAGAATTAAAAGAAATGTCAATGATGACACGTTAGGACTGGATTTCATCAATGATTTACGAACAGTCACATATCAAT